AGGTCAACTACAGAGCCAGTCTTGGTGGCTGTAGTCACATCATTAGCAATGAATGTGAGCAGAGTCGTGGCTCTGCGAGTGTTACCGATGCTCATTCTTTGGTCCTCTTACGAGTGGTTGGCTTTTTGGGTGGGCAAGCCGGGGCTTCTTCAGCCGCAGGCTCCTCAACCGAAGCTTCAACTTCTGCCTGGAACTCGACAGCTTTGCCGAGACCTATCAAAGTTGCAGCTTGCTGGTATTCAACCTCCAAAATGGAGCCCGCTAAAACGGACTCCCCGGAGATCATTACCTGTCTCAGAATTTCAATCTTCATAAGTCAGAAACAATCGAACAAGTCACCTGTTATCAGGTGCCAAGGCAGAATGCGCCAGCTTGCTTGACTGCGATGTCAAGATCCTGAAGAGCGATGATCCGAACTGTACCGGCAGTTGCGCCAGCGTAAGGATCAACCGTCAGATCAAGGCCAGACCACATACCCATGATCATCATGGAGAAGTCACCAAACAAAGCGTCGTTGTTGGCGAGCTGATTGGAAACGATTACGGGGTAACCGTTGATTTGATCGTTCTCGTAGACAAACTGAGCAGTGTTAGAAGCCTTCTCAGTGCTCTTGAGTGCGCCACGGGCCGCAGCGTTGATGATGTAGCGGAGTGATCCGGCATCAGCGTTTGCAGTTGCAACATCGGTTTCCATCCCGATGTACTCGGCGAAGGTTCCGAAGGTGGTGATGGTCTGAGATCCAATGCCGGTGGTATTGGTCAGGCCCAAAGGCTGGTTGGAAGATCCGGTGCCATAGATGGCAGCACGGTCAATTTCCAGTGCAATCACACGAGCGAGGTCGTTGCGGACCATCGACTCAACACTGATGTCTGACTGAAGAAGCAGACGACGTGAGTAATCAACAAAAGCACCAACTGTCTTGGGGCTCATGTTGACCTGATCCACAGCAGGCTGTGATTCAGAAGGTGATGCAGATTCACCAACCCAGTAAGCGGTGCTAGCTGAGGACTGGCGAGGGATTGAAATGTTGCCTTGAAGTCCAGTCAGTGTGGTTACACCAGCCTGAGCAATTGCAAGACGGTTGCGAAGCAGGTCAATGAACGAACCTGAAAGCAGAACGTCATCAACAAGGTTGCCGCCAGCAGTAGCTGTGCCGACGTTCATGTCGCGGCGCAACACTTCGTTTGGCACCACGATGCCGTTGGAAGAACGCTCGTACTGCTTAGCAGCAGCTTCGCCTACTTCAATCTCAAACTCAGCGCCACGACGAGCTGAAGCGTCGTTCTGGTTCGCCAGATAATTTAGAGCGCGAACGAAGCTGAAGTTCTTGACTTCAGATTGAGAAAGACCAATGTCGTTAGATGTGACATCGGTGGAGCGAATTGGCTGTTCCACTTGAGAAGTTCCGATTTTTTCGAGGAATGCAGCACGCGCTTCATCAAGGGAGTTGTCTCCATCAATGAGCTGACGTGCTAGGTCACCCATGCTGTGCTGGGATCCCAGGGCTGAGATAGAGGCGACACGGTCCTTTTCGGCCTTTTTGGCCTCCGACCGGATCAGCTCCAGGTTTGGAGTTTGTTCTTCCATAACAGGAGTAGGAGTTGGTGCGGTTAGGACCGCTGAACGAGTTTCCTGTTCTGCAACAGGGGCTTCGTTAGCAATAGTAGTAGCTTTAGGTTGTGAGGTTTCAGACATAGGTGATTCTGGCGAAAGAAGAGAACGTCCAATACCAATTGTGGGGTCTGCTGGGATTGATACAAGGCTCAACTCATGCACACTCCATCGAGTAGCAACAATTCCATCTTCTTTTTGCTCAGCATCGTCAATTGAGTAGCCAAAAGAAATACCCCGAAGGATGCCGTCTTTAACGTCATCTAAGTACTGTTTGGCAAAATCAGAGCGCGAAAAGCGGATTTTTGCGTAAGCACGCTTCTTTTCGTCATCTAAATAAGCCCGCTCAACAACACCAAGAACTTTGTCTGGATCATGGTTGAAAAGGAACGGAGCGCCGTCATTTAGACGCATGAAATCAGGTGCGCCATCCTCATGGCTGAGCACTTCATTGCCGAAATACCGCTTGACGGGATACTCAGAACTGAAAGGAAACTCAAACGTACGATCATCAATTCCGCGAATTTCAGACGTTTCAGTGCGCTGCATCAGCTCACCAACCATGTCGCGAGTTGCCACCAGCTCAGGCTCAACCTCACGAATTGGATCAATCTTGGTGAGAGTGCTGAAACGATGGCCAACACGAGTTTCAGTCTTTTCTCCGTCTCGGTAAAGGCAGATCAAAGCGGCAGGATCTTCTGCAGTGCCGTTAATAGTGAACTCTGAATCAGGAACGTCGATGCTTCCATCACGTTCAATCTCCTCAATCAATCCGTTTGCACGACCACCAGAGCTGTTCCAGGAAACATAATCTCCCACTTTCAGCTCATCTGGTGCAGCTCTTTGAGTGTCAGTTTCCATAGCTTTAGTGGTGATGGTGTCTTTGAGCGGGGATGTTTTGCTCCCATTATGCCCATTTTCATGAGCACGCTCTTTTGCCTTTTTTATTCTGTCAGCGCGTGCGTCTGACCATGACTTGCCTGGGTCTCCACCCCAAGCTGCCCATGCAACCCGACCATTGCTTGGGTATCCATCTTCCCCAGGCCGATAACCCTCTCCTTGCTTATCGACTAAATGCCTTGCGAACCAAGCCGACATTGTGATCACAGTGTCGGGAGACAGCTCATTACCGCTAAGGATCTGCGTCGCTCTAGCTTGAGCCACCTCGGTGCCACCACCTTCTCCATCCGATTTCCAATCGCGGTAACGCTGAGCTTCTGTCCTCATGCCTTCATTCGGCATAAGGTCGATTTCAACTCCGTTTACGTTTGCCATTACTGCGCTTGCGAGTGGGCTCTACTGATTCAAGCAAGTCAAGCTGCACAATTTCATCCGTGAAGTCAAGATCCTTATCCAATCTCACCCCTGCATCAGCAGCAAGCTCTTGCTCTCGAGCCAGCTCGTTGACGTTGTCGTCATAGTCACCGCCTGAATAAGCAATGATCTGAGCCTTGGTCAAATATCCAGCCTGTTCCGCCTCGCGGTAAGCCCTTACTTCCTTAAGTGGATCAACCCAACTCCAACCACGAGACATCCAACGTGGACGGTCATAACGCTCAGGACGTAACTCATAGTCTGCAAACTGAAGATCTCCAGCCAAAACCGCAAGATTCAGCCATTCGCGATAAACGCGCATGTGGAATGCATCGACCAAATACTTCTGAACAACACGCCAATGCTCACGATCCTCAAGCAAGCTCAACCGACTGCTGCTGTAGTTGGTGTCGCTGAAGTCACGAGACAAAGTCTCATATGAACAACCAAAGCCTGAAGCGAAACGCCTGACCTTGTTTTTGACAAACATCTCGAACTGTTGATCCGGCGAATCAATCGAGGGGACATTTACCGTCTCACCAGGAGACAGATACTTGAAAGTGCCCGGCTCAAACTCACTAATGCGTTGGTTGTTCTCAACGTCATCAGCAATCAATTCACCTTCGTTATTGGTGATGAAGCCCATGATGCTTGCGCCAGCACGAGCACGAATCACTGCAGCTTCTTCGTAGCCCTGCAGCTGATGAACGTCAGCCATCACACTATGGAACCAAGGCACGCCACGGTTCTGACCAGGCCGGTCGGGCATGAAAAGATGAATTACGTCATCAGCAGGCAAGAAAACATGCTTGCGGTTTGGATCCGGGGTGCCTTGGAACCAAGTATCACCAGGATGCCGCGTCAAAATCGCATAACGAACAGGGCGACCCCATTCGTTTACCTCTACGCCATTACGCCATTCATTCTTCTTGGCAAGTGTTCCACCTTGATAAGCCTCATCCAAAAGATCACTTTCAAGCATCTGAAGTGCCAAAGGCACCCTTGAATTACCAAATGGCTGCCTAAGGATGCGAAAAAGGGCTTCACCTGATTCGCACATCGCTCCAACAGCTAGCCATTCAAAGTCATGGAAGCTATAGCGACCAGCGCAATCGCAATGAACAGCACGACTCCAAATCTCCCACTTGGACTCAATTTCTTTGTTGATCCTGGTGTCGCGCTTAGGGCCTCTGAGCTGAAGCACCTGTGATTGCAACTTGACGCCAGTGCCAATCACATTGATCTGTGTTGTGCGCTTTGCCTGCCTTGCATACGGATTGTTCCGCACCATCTCGCGTGAACGATCACGGAGCTTCCGCAAATTCGTCCTGATTTCAGCGTCAGCACTGGCTTGAGTTGACATCCAGTCGGCTGTCAGCCTCGAGACCATCGCTCCGTTGTATGCCCGGCGAGAAATTGAAGTCGGGTTTGAATTACCGAAACCCAAGAAACCCATGACGCGAGTGCGAATACCCATGATCAGTTAAACCTCACGAACATGTTGCGGGGATTGCCAAGGCCGTTGGCCATAAGCTCAGCTTGCTCTTCACGTTTGACTTCAGCCTTATATCGAGCCTCTAATTGAACAAGATCCGGTAAGTCATATCGTTTCAGGTTACGGTTGCCAATCTTGTATTCCTGAACCGCTCCACCTGCGATCAGCGTGCGAATTGCAAGTTGGATCGCTTCAAGATCCTTCTTGACCTGAGATCTACCGTCATAAGCACCAGGACCGGTGGTGTAAGCAAGGTTGTCCTCAACCGAAATGTTGCCATATCCCAGCGTCAGCACCTCAGAGCCCTTAGTTGCGACTGCCTGCCAATACCAAGTCCCAGAATCAAAATCTTCGCTATCACTAGCTGAAATCGTAAATTCCCAACCAGTGCCAAACGCACTGCCTGTGGATGTATGAGCCTCGCTGCCCTTGTTGAACCTCAAGTAATACTTGAGAGTCCATTCGTCACTTTTAACTTCGTTGCCGAAAACATCCGTAGCGGAGTCATCTCTCCACTTAACGGTGTCGCCAGCCCTTATCTCGCTTGGGATGTTCACGGGGACTACCAACTTTGGACGAAATTACG